TTGCTGAGTTGTCTTGGTTTGCGGCAACAATGGGAATAACGACAGATCCAACGCCAGTTTGGTTTGCCTCAAGGCGTGTTTGCGGATTATTCGTCCCAATCCCCAGCCCGGTGCTGGTGAGGCGCATCAACTCGGATGCGTCTTGTTGAAAAATCAGGTTTGGAACAGTGCCAGAGTTGCGGGTAACTTGGATAACGCCATCAGTTCCAGAGGTGGTTAGCCTAAGCCTCTGAAGGTTAACCGCGTCTCCGTTGAAAATCTCCAAAACACGACCGGATGCGGATGCACCAATCGATACGTTTCCAGAGGGCAATACGAAAGTAGTCCCATCAAACGTCAACCCACTCCCGCTAGTCACCACCTTGCTGCCGTTGAGGTAGAGCACGCCGTTGGCGGTGCCAAGCGGCATTTCGACGGCGCGGGGGAAGGTGTAGGTGTCCGCCGCCCCGGGCGCACGCAGTTGAGGCGTTGCAGTGTCAAGAGCGATGACTTCAAAGGCTGCCATGATTGGTCCTCAGACGTTGTATGCGGAGCCCGCGCTGTCGAGCACGGTGTACGAGACTTGATAGAGCGTGTTGGTGCTGTCGCGCGCGGCCAGCGGAACAATGACAGTGTTGCTAGCTGCGTCTTCCACCGGAAGCAGGTCAATCAGATTGTAGGCCGTACCGCCGCTAGACAGCACCGTTGTTGGCACAACATACGATGTGCCGTCACTGCTCAAAACCGTCAACGGCAGCAAAATTGCATATTCGTTGCCCAGAGAATCCGCAACGTTGATAAAGCTGCTTGGCGGGGGAGACGGAAGCGCTCCGCCAAAACCGGCAGCAGAACCTAGCCCAATGGGCAAGCCGTTGCGAATAGGAACGCCAAAGAACGGCATGTTGCGCCCGTTACTGAATGTTGATCGGCTTGGCGTACACGGTGCCGCCAGACGCCACCTGAACAGCGCTCACGCGCCACGGCGCGCCAGTGCCACCCGGCACAGCAAACGGAATCGGCGTGTTCGCCGGGATCGGCGTGTCAGACGTCGTAGCCGTCACGCCTTCGCCCACGCGGACGTAAGCCGCAGTCGTGCACCACACCACCACGCCCTGCGGGCCAGCGGGCCAGCCTGTGGTGCTGCCGGCCGTGCCGGTGTACGAGGCGGTCTGCGCGGCAAAGGCGGCGTCGTCAAGGGGCTTAAGCAGTTCCACAGGGTGTCCTTTCGGGCCGTCAGGCCAGGAATTTAAGCTTGTACACGGTGCTGAGATACAGCCCGACAATCTCGTCAATGATGTTCTGCAGCGGCGTGTCGGACTTGTCGCAGACGTCGTAGCGCGTGTCTTCCAGCGTCTTCAGCGAGTCCTGCAAGAACTCCAGCACGCTGTTGGTCTTGGCGGCCTGCTGCAACTCAATCGGCCCGATCAGCCCGTGCCGGCCCTGATACGCCTCGGCGAACTTATCCGCCAGGTCAATGATGCCGTCATAGAACGCGTTCAGCGCAACGTGCTTGGCGTACGAGCGCGTGTTGAGGTGCGCAGAGTGCGCCACATCCCGCGCAAGGAACAGGTGGCCAATGAACGTCTCGCAACTCATACCGGGGCTCCTTCGGGCATCGTTTGCGGCGCACCCAGCATGCCGCCAGGCGAAGCCGGGGCCATCGGCATAAACTGGCGCTGCGCAGCCTGCAGATCACCCACCGCCATGATATCGCGCATGGTCTGAATAACCATCTCTTGGATCTGCTCGGGCCTCATGCCGGCCTGCACCACGCTCAGGCGCTTCGTCTCGGAGTCGTATTCCTTGATCTTCAGTTCCTGCGCCTCCATCGACTGGTTCACGCGCTGGAGCATCTGCATCATGCCCTGCAGTTCCTGCGTCAGCACCTGGATCTGCTGGTTTGCGGCCTGCAACGCCGGGTCTTCCTGATCCTGCAGCAGCTTCGGGTCGATGGTCTTGCGCAGGCGCTCGGCGAGCTCGTCAGCGCCCGGCCAGTCCATGTTCTTGACGAACAGGTCGCCGGCCACGGCCCACAGTTGCGGCGAGCCTTGCAGGATCTGCGACATGGCGTCCATCGCCTCTTGCCGCTTGGTCAGGTACGACGGGCCCGTGGTAACCACGACGTCGTACTTGCCGACGCCGGGGTTGTAGATCTTGGCAATGACCACGCCTGACTGGTCTTTGACTTCGCGCACCGGCTCGGGCTGCATCGGGTCCAGACGCGCCATCTTGGTCTGGCCGTCCACGCCGATAATCCGGGCGATGCGCTGCGTGTCGTAGATCTTCGGGATCAGGTCCACGATCTGCCGCGTAACGTAGCGCACCGCACGGGCCAGGTTGTCCACGTAGTGGTACGTGCCCGTGTCGGACTGCTTCTCGCGGGCCAGAATGGCTCGGCCGCTGCGCTCGTTGCTCGTCGCGCCCAGGCTGCTGTCGTACTGACCCGTGGTGGCCTTCAGATCGTCCGAGGCGCCCATCTTGGCGGCGATCAGACCCTGCTGCGCCATCGGCGGCTGCGCACGCTGCGGCAGCGGGAACGAGTTGCCCGCGCCGTCGGTGGCGTCAGGGTTGACCTCCAGATACGGCCAGTTGGTCGTGTTGGCTGTCTTCCACTGGTGCTCGTAGCCCTCGAACTGGCCGCCGTACCCGATAAACGGGGCCTTGGGCGCCAGCGCCAGCATCTCGGCTTCCTGCGACACCCAGTAGTTGTACATCCGCTGGGCGTCCTTGGCATTGCGCACCAAGCCGCTGATGTGGATCTCGCCGTCAACCTCAAATTCGTTGCCGATCACGCGCACCACCGGGATCCACTTGCCGGCCCAGTCGCGCTCCTCGAGGATTTCGTACCCGTTGGTCTTGCACCACTTCACGCGCTGCTGCTCGGCCTGCCGGCTGCGCATGGGCATAAGGCCCATCGCGCGCATCTGCCGGTCCTCTGGCGAGTCTTCAAACGCCGTCATGCCACCGGGGTACAGGTGCAGCGTCTTGAGCTCCTTCTTGATGTAGAAGTATTCCGCAATCCGCACCATGTTTTCGTTCAGCCAGTACCCCGACGTCGAGTCGCCCACGCTGTACGACAGCAGCGTCGAAACCGGCGCGGCCTTGGGGTACAGGCGTTCGTATTCTTTCTTCGTCAGATCCTGCGTGATGAAGCAGAACTGCGCGTCAGCACCGCACGGATCCTGGATCAGCGGATCCATGTACACGCTGAACGAGTTGCGAATGCGCCCGATGCGGATGTCTTGGTCGAACGTGTCGGGGTCGCAATACTCCGTCAGAATGCGAATGTAGCCCTCGCCAAACGTCACCTGGTTCTCGCAGGCCGTGTCGTAGGCAACGTCCGCGTCGGACATGTACTCGATGTGCCGCACAATGCCGTCGAAAATCTCTGCGACCTCCGGATCGGCCTTGTCGTCCGCAGGAATGACCTTGCCGCTGGGGCGGTTCTGGCGCTGGTCGTTGGTGACCGACTTGACGTGCTGCGGCAGCTTGTTGATCGTCAGGCACGGCCTAGCATTGATCGTCTGGCCCTGCACGCTGCCGCGGGTGGCCAGCACATCCTGCGGCCACTGCCACGAATTGTCCGAACTGCCGGCATAGAACTTCAGATCGTCCAGCTCGTTCTGCCGCGAATTCGACACCGCAGCCTGCGCCATCGTCATGCGCTGACGCATCTCGGCCAGAAAATCCGCGTCCTGCTTGCCGCCAGCAGCGGCCACGCGGGCCCCGGCAATGCCGGTGGGGTCGGAGGTGCGGTTATACGAGGCCATTACTTTTTCTTCGCAGGCGCGGGCTTTTGCGCTTCTCGCTTGACGTTGTAGCTTATTGCAAGCGCCTGTTTCTGGGGCTTGCCGGCCTGCATTTCAGCCTTCACGTTCTTGCGGAACGCTTCTTTGGACGCTGATTTCACCAGAGGCATGTCATTTCCCCTTCTTTGCCGTCTTGGCCGACTCACGAAACGCCTTGGCCGTCGGCGCACCTGCCGAGCCCGGTTTGCGCATCTTTTCGCCGCTGCCGGCAGCGATGCGCTCGCGCTTGGCGTGGATGTTGGCGTAGAGGCCGGGATCGCCGGGTTTTTTCTGGGGCATGATCAGCACTTCCAGCGTTTCATGGCCGCCTTGGCCCGCTCGCCGTCTTTGGCCTTCGCGGCCACGCCGCCCATGCGGGCACAAAACGACGCTTTCCGGCCCTTATCGGCCTCAGTCTTCGGATTCGGCGCCGGCGCCTTCAGATTCGACCCCGTTTCGCGGTTATAGCGCTCGCGCCCCTTGGCCGTCAGGCCCGCGCCGCGCTCGGTGGGCAGTTTCTCGCCCCGGCCGACGCTCAGAGACACGGATTTCTTTGCCATCACCGCTCCCGGAGGCCCTCAGTGAGCCATCCAACCCGCCGAAACCACGCCGCGATCACTGATCGAGCGGCGCTGCTCCTTGGCATTGTACTCCCGATGCGCCAGCGGGAACGCAAACGTGCATGCCAGCGCGTCGGCGGCGTCCGGCGACGCCAAGCCGCGCGATTTCATGTCCTTCTTCGACTCTAGGTACACCGTTCCACTGCTGTCAGGCTTCGTCTTCGGCCCCGTCAGGTCGGCTTTTAACTGCCGGTCAACGGGTACGTGCGCCGATTTCAGCCAGTCGCGCATCGCGCCCCACAATTCGGCGCGCTTATTGCCCCACATCACGCTGGACTTGGCCTTCCAGCCGAAATTTACGCCCCTGACCTTGAACCGCTGCTCTGTCAGGCGGTCCAGAATCCCGTATCCCAGCCCGCCCTCGTCAATCACCGTCAGCGCAGGCCGGAATTCCTCGATGGCGTCGATTACGTGTCCCACCACGGTCATCGTGTCATCGCCCCGATACCGCCGAATCGCCACCAGATCACGCCCCTGACGGGCCACGATCACGGTCGCGTCTGCGCCACTGCGCGCGGGGTCCACGCCCAGCACAATCGGTGCGGTCGGGTCTTTGTACGCCGCCCGCTTTACCGCGTCGTCCACCAAACGCGGCGCGATGAACTGGTCTTCGCCGGCAGCGGGGAACTCCCCGTACACCTCAACGCGGGCTTCGCGGGAGTCCTCGCCGTACTCATCGATGATCTGCTGGTACACCCGCTGGTCGGTGCCTTCAACGCTGCGGGCGTCAATCTGGATGTTCTTCCAGAAATCCCGCTTGGCGTGGAAACACTCGAAAAAATACCCCTCATTGCGACGCGGGTTAGAAAACGCCAACCAGTACCTGTCGAGGATGTTCTCCGTAAAAAACCCCGCACCCACCGCCCAGATCGGATCCGGAATGCCCGACGCCTCGTCGAACACCAGCATCATCCCGTCCATGTTGTGCGTGCCCGCGTAAGCGTCCGGGTTCTCCTCGCTCCACAGCCGGCCCTCGGCCGCCCAGTACCGGGTGCCCTTCTTCAAATCCCGCTCAACAATCTGCGTGAGCCACTGCGCCGGCATGAGCTTCGTCGCACTGATTTCCCACCAGTGACTGTTAATCAGCATCGCTGACCATTTCGTCAGCTCACCCCACGTCACGCCCCGCAACTGCGCCTCGCTGTTTGCGCTAACCATCACCGTGCTGCCGATCCGCGTCGAGAGCATCCACAGAATCAGCCAACTCACCAGCGCCGATTTCCCGATCCCGCGTCCGCTCGAAACCGCCGCCCGCAGGGTGTCCATTTCCACCTGCCCACGGTTCGCCCCGATGTGATCCCTCATCATCCGCAGCACCCGACGCTGCCACCGCCGCGGCCCGTCAAACGCCGCCAGCGGCGTGTTCGGCTGCCCCCACGGAAACGCCAACAACACAAACGCCTCGGGGTCGTCCCGAATACGCGGCTCCCACAGGCGCGTCATCAGCGCCTGCTCCTCGGTCGCGGTGTATATCGGCTTCTGCATCAGCGCGTCACACCCGGCAGCGGCCGCGGCGCCGCCCGCATCATCGTCGGCGCGCCCTGCAAATACACCTCCGCAGGCCGCGGCGCCGTCATCGGATACGCCTGTTCAATCTGCCGAACAATCTCACTCCACCGAGCCGGATCCGCGCCAGGCGGCGGATTACTCCTCCAATCGCCCGGCCCCGGCCGACGGCCAACCATACCCATCGCATTCGCCGTTCGCGGCACCCCGCTCATCATCGGACCCAGCGCCATCAGCGCATTCATCACATTCCGCTCGACCTCACCCGGAATCCGACCCTGCGCCGCCGGCCCCGCGCCACCACCCGGGATCACCCCAGGCATTCCCGGCGCCACGTTCGCCCCCTGCATCCCACGCGCCCGGGGGTCCATTGCCGACGGCGTCCCAGGCCGCACCAGCGCCCTGTCAGCATTCAGCAAATCCCGCAGCGTCTTATCCGCCCCGAACAGCCGCCGGAAATCCGCCAGTTCCTCCGCCGTCACCACCGCGCGCCCGTTCACCACCGGCCTGTCCGGCCTCGGACCCGTGTACCGCGTGGCGTACATCGCAGCAGCGTCATCGTTCATCAAAGCGTTCGGCATACACGGGCTCCTTGGCCGGCAGCGCCGCAGGCGCAATACCAGCGGCGGCGGGCGCGGCTATCTTACCAGCGCCGCCGTTTCCCGTCACCTCCACCGCATCCTCCACCTCCACCGCCAACCCTCGCTGCAACCGCCCGTTCGCGGCCTCCAGTGCAGCCACTACGCTGATCTGAGTATTCACGTCAACCTGCACATTCGTTTTCGCCACCCACTCGTGTCTGTGCTTTAAAAACTCCAGCGCCGCCTTACTATCCCCAGCCTGCGCGGCATCGAATACCACGCGGGACATTTCCATTTCGCTGTCGGCGCGGCCTTTCATTTCCGCTACCTCGGCTATCGGGTCCATTATCTTCAGCCGCGCCAACTCCACCGGCAACATACCTGCCGCCAGTGCAAGAGATTCTCCGCGCAAACCCAACCTGGCGGCATCGTATATGCGCTCCAGCATTTCGGGCGTGGCTTTTAGCTCGCGGGCGCGGACGGGGAGGTCGCGGAACATCCGCGAAGTGTAGTGCAAAAAAAATTTTGTGCGGGGGCTCCACACACTTTCACGCCCTGCGCGGGCCCTGGCCGGGGGTCTCTGCCGCACCCCACCCCGCCCCCCCCCCCCGCTTGGTCGTCAGCACACTGATCATCCTCGAGCCGATCATCAGCACACTGACCATGGCACTGGCCCCGGGGTCCGTGGCAACGGTGGCAGTCGTCGCGAAGGACCGCCACGCTT